ATCCTGTTGTCACGCCAGCGCAGCGTATTCGGGTCGATATCCTGCCCGTCCACGGTGAGCCGCGTGACAGAAATGATTGGCGCGTGCGAGACCTCTATCCAGTCCTGCAATTCGTATGTGTGCGTGAGCCAGTTTACTTGCACGGGCGACCAGAAGTCCTCGCTCGCCGTTGCCGTGTCGAACACGTAGCCCGTGACCTTCTCAATCTCTGCCGTCGCACGCTCTATCATCGCGTCGACGTTCATCTTGAGCAGCGTGTCCACGGGCAGCCCGCTCAGTCGCGCCACGTCTTCCGCCGTGCAATACCGTCGGCCCACCGCCTACGCCTCCTTCACTCTTCCTTCTTTTTCTTTGTCCTTCGCTTCGGCTTCTCATCGACGAGCACGAACTCGCCACCCGCGCCCTCGACGAACTTGCGCAGAACCTCCGCCTCTTCATCGTGCTCGATAATCTCGCCGTCGCGGATGACGTATGTCTTGCCGTCGATGGAAACCGTGACCTGCTTGCCGCGTCCCATGCGCACCTTGAACATCATACCACCTGAATATACAATACACAGAAGATGTTTTAACCGTTACGGAACGAAGTGACGTAACGCAGTTACGGAATGAAATGACGTAACGAAGTTACGGAACAACGTGACGTAACGAAGGTAACAAAAAGAGAAAAAAGGGGTCAGCCCCTATTTTAGAGGCTGAAGTCTATGACGTTCTCGCTATCACAGCGAGAAGTCTTTGACGAGCTGCATGGTCTCTGGGAACTTGTGTATCAGAGTGCTGTATTCCTTGACGAAGAAGCTGCGTGCGTCTGCGGTCACTGCCTTCTCCACGAGCATGGGCTCCTGTAGCACGCGGAACTCGACGAAGTCAAAGTTCACTACGAGTGCCTGGTGGTAGTGGTTGGTCGTGTCGCTCTCTGGCATGAACCTGCTCGGAATGATGGGCACACCGTCAATCTCAACGGTGCGGAGACCGTAGTTGAGGTCAACGGGGTTGACGTAGCTGACCTTGTCCATGGCGAGCTTCTTTATCTTCGCGGCGGTCTGGTAGTCAGTGATTATTGCGAGCTGTCCTGCTGGGTAGGTCTCACGGGACGCCTCGATTGCGTCAATCAGCATGTCGAGGGTCAGCGCTGCACCGCCTTCGGACGTGATGTTCGCGGAAGGCACGCGCTTGAGGAGACCGTCATACTCGTTTGCGTTGCTCGCGCTGTCACCGTTGAGGACAGCGTTCTCGTGCAGGAGCTTGAGTGCAGTCGTCGCGTGTGCAACTTCCTCGCGGTAGAGGTCGATATAGTGCTCGTCAGCCGCCTGTGCGAACCCGGACACAGCGCCAGTAGCGACGGATATCTTTATGTCCTCCGTGACCGCTGCGTAGGTCGCGTCTGCCTCTGGGAAGTTGCCGTTGATGGCGTCGCTCTCAGACACGAAGCCAGCGCGGTCACCGATGGCGGACAGCACGTTGTACTTGACAACAGCGCCCTTGTGTGCACGCCTGCGTATCATGTTGAGCACAGGCGTCTCGCGCTTGACCTTGTCGACAATTTCTCTGTCCACCATCACGGGGATGGCGGGAATCGTGCCAGATGTTGCGACCTTCTCGATGTATTCTTTGAGGATCGGCTTGATGCCGCCCTCCTTCGTCTCGACGTCAATACCTGCAGCTGGGTCGTAGATTACTGCACCGTTCGGCAGGTCGCCGAAAGATGCCTTAAAGATGGTCTCGTAGGCTTCGCCCACGTTCCCCTTTACGAAAGCAGCCTTCATTTTATTCACCTCACTTGAGCTTTATGGGCCTATATACTAATCCAACGCGGTCTTCAGACTTTTCGACGACTGGCACGACCGCTTTCTGCTCAGTCGCCTCATCTTCATTCTCCGCCTCATTGAGGCGGGCCTCAATCCTTTCGAGGCGGTCGCGTATCTGCTCGATGAGCTCTGCAAGTTTCTGGATGTCAACGTCCGCAGACTTTTGTTCAGTTTCCTCGGGCTGTGCCTCCTCGATAGGCTCTGCCTCTTCCTTGACGTCCTCGACCTTCTCCTCGGGCCTGACTTCCGCCTCGACCTTTACGTCATCTTCGGGCATATCCAGTCCCTCCTCTTCGTTGAGTATGTTATCGTCCCACTCTGCCTCATAGTCCTCTGCCTCGCCACAGTCGGGGCACACGAAGTCCTCGACGTAGTCATCGACCTGCTCAACTGGGACCTCTTCCTTTGCGAGCTCTGCGTCGACGTCTTTCTTCGCGTGTTTGGCGCAGTAGCGCTCCCACAGGCGACGCGCCTTATTGTAGACGGTGCGGTGCCCGTATTTTGCGGCATACGCTATCGCCACGCGCACGGCGTTGCAGTTGAGTATTCTCTCTTTTCCGCCGTTGAGCAGGTGCTTCCACTCAAAGACAGGGTATTTCCTGTGCTCTGGGTCGAGGAACACCCACGCGGGCAGTTTCTCTCGCTCGCTCTGCTTTGGTGCCGTCCACGGCCGCCTCGTCACGGTAACCTTGCTCACAGCCTTCTCGACCATAGTATCACCCTCTTCAGCCTTGCCGAGAATTCTGTCACGCGCCACGGCGAGCGTGCGCAGAATCCTGTTGACAATCGTGGTCACGCCGTCTCTCACCGTCTCATCCTCAACGGAGTTGTTGATGAACTCCTTGAGCGCCTTGAGCTCCTTCATCGCGTCGGCAATCAGTGCCACCGCAGTCGGCGACGCCTTAGTCTCAACCGCGGAACCATCCTCGGCACCGTAGAGAGACTTCACGATGACCTCGGCCGCGTCGTAGGATGCCTGCCACACGCCCGCATTTCGGTTCGCAGGAATTGCGACAAACGATGCCTCCACGAGCTCGGCGTCCACCCACTCGCGGACACCGTCCTTGTCGAAGCGGGACTCTTTCGGAATTGCCCCGATAGACACGCCGACGCGCAGGCCCTTCTTTACCAACTGCTCGACCTTCTTCCGCACCTTCTGCGCGTATTCATCGTCGAGCCAGTCGGGCTCCGCCACGAGGGCGACGTGACCGCCCATCTCGACTGCGCGGAAGTTCTTCCACACCGCGACGATTGAATCGATGCTGTGCTTGTGGTCTACGAGCGCGGGCAGCGCCTCGACCTCCGCCCACCTCTTGATGAGCTCTGGCGCGATGCGCTCGCCCTGACGGTCGACGGACGAGTCGCTGAGAACGATGAGTGTCCTGCCGTCCGCTCCCTTCACAAACGGCGCGAGAACTTTCATTAATTTCGGCTCTTCGACAGGCATCATTATAAATCACCCCGCTTACACGTTTTAACCCTTACGCTACATTTTTGCGTTAGACTACGTCGTCGATGACCCATATCTCGAGCGTATCCTTGCGCGGGACGGTCAGCACTGTTCCGTCGGGAAACGCGATGTCAAACTCGCCGACGTATATGCCGACGTTCTCCGTATCATTTGGCTTCCACGAGTATGACACGAGTCCTTGTGTTGCGTTCTCAATCTCCGCGCCGCTGTTGACGACGACAGAGCCATCGTCGAGCCGTTTCATCTTGAAGGACACCGTCGCCCCTGTCACATCGACGGGTATCCCCGACCGCTCGTCAAGCACCTGAAACAGCAACTTTGGAAGGGTTGAGCCCCTCTTTATCACGAACCGCATCACCAATACCTCCTCTTCAAAGACTTTCTCCGCGACAGATCTCGCGCATCTATCCCCTCCGACCTGTCTTTCGCATCCACGTCGCCATACCACCAGATATAGACGAATGCCGTGCCCTCGTTCTGCAACTCGCGGTGCACTTTAACCCTTGCACGCGCCTCTTTTGTATCCTCAAACACGAACTTCACCACCGCCTTCGCCATGTTCGATATGATCTTGAACGGCGTCTTGACGCTTGCCTTTGCCTCTTTCTGCAAGGACTGGCGGTAGACGACACGGGCTTTAGCGGAGTTGGACACGACGGGCTGGAATATGACCTTCGCGTCCGCTGTGTTGCTGTCCTCGTGTGCAATTACGACGCGTGCATTTGCAACGAGACCATTCTCGTATGTTATTAGCACGTCTGCCCTCGCGTTGCGGTAGTCTTCTCTCGTTATCTTCACGCTTGCTGTCGCCGCGTTTTCCACGACGTTGCCGACGAGGATATACGCTTTCGCAGAGTTGGACGCAACAGAAGTCTTCTTGACCCTCGCGTCCGCACTGTTCGTCTGCTCGAACGTCGCCTTTATGCGTGCGTATGCATTGTTCACGGCGACCGTTGTTTTGAGTATCCGTGCATCTGCCGTGTTCGAGACTTCGGTGCGGAACACGACATACGCGTCCGCATTTGCGGACGTCTCATACGTCTGCGTCTGCGTTATCTCTTCCTCTGAGCCGTTCGTTGTCGTTGGTTCTGGTGAGGCGTATTTGCGGACAAAAATCCAATCAAACGTTACGCTTCCTGTTCCATATGCTGCTTGATTATACAGACCCACATACAAAGAGGGCATACTTACCGAATATGTCTGGGACTGTTCATTTGCAACAAAGGTAACATCAGATGTAGTGATATACATTGACATCCTTTGAGGGTTATTCAGCGTAGGGCTTACTGTCGTTTCCGTCTTCCATATTCTATTGCTTTTTGCATTGGCTCTCACTTCACTATTTTCGTTTCCAAATATAACAACAACGTTATTTGCATTCACAAATTTACTTTCCACACTGTCGTTACCAAACTCGCCTGCACGCAACCCAGATGCCTTATCCCGCATGCGTGTAGCAACCGCAAAAGGAGGCGTAAAGGTATTCTCACTGTATAGCTGGTAATACGCACCAGTGCTACTTGTCGTAAGTGTAATAGCTGAACTAGAAATAGAATATGTTCCTTGTCCTTGCACCGTCCATTTGGATATATCCAAAGAATCCCCGTTAAAGTCGTCAAAGAACTCAAATACAGCGTCTCCGCTCTGAATATCTTGTGCGGCGGGCTGGCCGTAACACATATAAATCGTCGTCGTTCCGTTCGCTGGAATGTGCGGAACTTTTACCCAAATCGTCGTTGTCGTCGAGTTCAGCCCGTCCTCGACCCAGTGCGGGATTACAATCTTCCCGTCGCTCGCTGTAAAGCGTATGTCAGAGCCGTCGCTGTTCATCTTGCCCGCTCCGATGGGTGTCTGCGTGTCTATGACAACCTTGACCTGAAAGTCTGTGAGCTCTTCGCTCCCGCTGTTGGACACGGTAATTGGCACGCGGTAGCTCCAATGTTCTATGATTGCTGAACCCTCTGAACCGATGGCTATAGTAAGATCCGCCGCTACGTTCGCAAACCCTGCCCAGTCTGCTTGCAACGCATTATCAAACCCACCTACTATGCGCCCATATCCCTCCACCGCAGCAGGGTCAGCATTATCTGTGCCCCATCCTTGTGGTCCGTATTTTACAGCAGACAGATCCTTGCGAACATACACCATATATCTTACAAATTCGCTGCTATTTTGGAGCACATTAATTGGTGTCAAATTGTCGCCACTATCATTCTTCAACTTGAAGTTAATGCCACCAGCAGAATTATTATTTCCTTCGTTAATCAACGCAACAAACAACCCAGGCAAAGGATACGAAGTAACCATATGTACTGCTCCACCCGCAATAGACAGAACTCCATTTGATACACTAACATTACCAACTTCGTCGACCCATTTCGTCGTATCAAGTGCTGACCCATCAAAGTCGTCCCACAGGTCGTAGACCTGCTCGGGGTCTTCCTGCGTCTCCGTCGCATTCGGGTTGTTATACCACAAGCGGACGGTGACAGACTGACCAGCGGGCACTGTGATGTCCTTGAGGCGGACAACAATAACTGCCTTCTGGTTGTCGGCGTCCCACACGGCAATATGATACGGTAGAACAGTCGTGTCATCGTCTGCGGTTACGAGGATGTCTTTGCCGTCGGCATGGGCACGGCTGAAGTCAAAGTTTGAGCTGTCGAGCTCGATGACAACGACGCCGTCGGTGACGTCTGATGTCCCGTTGTTCGTGACGGTGATATCGCGGTAGAGGTGCCAGCCTTTCATCCAGACCTGTGGCAGTTCCTCCGCTCCGACGCTGGCGGTGGGCTCGGGGTCGGCGTATTTGCGGACACGAACCCAGTCATAGTATGCGGTTCTATGGTCTATGGTGCTGTATCCATACACGCGCAATCCTATGTATCCAGAGTCGTGCCCTGTAAGTGTGGTTTCCAGTACCGAACCATTTGGGGACATGTCAGCATACTTATACCTCTCTGCCCTCACATTAGTTCCATTTAGAGTGAACCGTAGAAGCAGCCACTCCCCAACAAGTGCTTCCGTAGTGTCATACACTTGGTTGGCAATATCTTTCGTTATCGCTAGGTTCCACACGCTGCTACTGCCGAAAGAACCCGATGACAGCCCGTATGAATGCGCAAAAGCATCGTTAGTATTAGCACTTGCCCGCGCAAATATACTACCCTCTTTCTCTTCTATTTTCACTTTCGCTTCCATAACTCCATCTGTAATCGTATACGTATTGGATATTATCTCGCAATCGTGTAATCTTGCAGCACCGTTACTGATAGTACACGCTCCTTCTGATGTGTAGTTGTATGTGTTCCACTTGCTCGCATCAAGGGAACTCCCCTCAAAATCATCAAAGAACTCAAACACCGCATCGCCGTCGCTCGCATCCGTCGCCGATGGGTTGCCGTAATACATGTATATCGTCGTGCTGCCGTTCGCTGGGATGGACGGGACTTTGACCCATATCGTTGCCTCTTGGTTCTGAGAGTCCCATTTCTCTATCCAGTATGGTATCTCCGTCGTCCCATCATCAGTAGTGAAGCGAATATCAGAGCCGTCAGACGCCGCCTTGCTGAAGTCAAATTTGGATGAATCAAGGTCTATACTAACCTGAAAATCAGTCAGCTCGCTTCCAGTCTGGTTATCTATCGTAACCGCACGCCTGTAGCTCCATCCGCTTAGCCATCCCATTCATTATCACCGCTTCGTCTCCAAAACCCAAGAGCCGTCAGGCTTGACAAACACGAACCGCTGATAGTTGTCCTCGCCTATGTTGCCCTGAAAACCGATACCATACCATTTCTCCGCATTCATTGCTGGCCCGTTCAGCGGAAGCGTGACAGTCGTCCTGCGGAACAGAATCCACCGAACATTCTCAAGCTTCTGCGGCAAATCGAGCTGGACTGGCTGCCCATCAACGAAAATCTGCTGCTCATCCAAGTCCACAAAAACGAGCCGCCCGTAGACCTCGATAGAGAACTTGCCCGTTCCCGGCCGTGCGGCCCTCTGCTTGTTAAACTCAAATAAATCGTAATATTCCTGCCCATCTTCAACCGCTTTGAACTCACTCATATTTACACCCCCTCATGGTATTGAGGAGGGGTCGTCAGCCCCTCTCAGCTCTCGTCGTATTGGACTTTAATGACCATCGTGCCGACGTCGCCTGGCGTTGTCACCGTGCTCGGCACAGCGAGCTGCATGACGAAATACTTGCTGTAGCCCGGAGACGACGTTATCCCACCGCTCGGCGTGATGTCAAACGCGTTGGACACGCCCGTCCAGTTGGCAGACGGCGTTGTTGCGACGCTCGACTGCGTGTTCACGGGGTCGCTGAAAGTATCGGTCACGCCACCGTAGAGCTCGAGGTTAGAGTCGCTCTTGCTCCAGCTGTCGAGCCAGAGCTTGATGTTATCAATCTGGTTGAACGTCCCGCTGAACTTCAGCCTGACCCACCGCTCGTAGGAATAGTTCGTGCCAGACTGGGGCACGGCGATGGGATACTGCGTATACTGTGTGCCGTCGCTGTCATACGCATCGATTGACATCAAGTTGAGGTTCGACGCCGAACCAGACGACGGGTTCTCAGTCCCGCCCGCCGTATAGACCTTCCATTCAACAGTTGCCGCCATGACCATCACCCTCTATACTTATTAACTTCACGCTCCACACGTTTTAACCTTTACGATTATCCTATACCCACGTACCGCTTTGCCTCCCAGAGCCCCTGCATGTACTCCTTCGCGAATCTCTCGAACGCCTGCTGGATAGCGTTCGCCATCTCTTCGACGTCCTCAGTCTCATAGACGTCGGGGTAATACATCTTCGGTATGTCGAGCAACCGCAGCTTCGTGAAGACGAGGTTGCCCTTCGCATCCGTGCGGTAGAGGTAGAGGAACACCTCTGTCTTCTGCTCGCCCGTCAGCGGGTCTGTCGTCTGCTCCCGCCGCATCAGCCAGTAGCCGTGCTCGGACAACACACGCCTCGCATGCATCACCCTGAACGTCTCAAACGGCACCTCAAACACAGCGACCACCCTACACGCGCAAGATCGCACGCAGTTGCTCATCTATCTCGTCCATCTGCTGCAACAGCTCTCTGAACCGTCGCTGGTTGTCAATCAGCCATTTATAGGCGGGATAAGTTTCCCAGTCACCACAAAGACGACGATCGCCAGCAGCACTAAGACGACCCACTTGAGCACCTCCACAACTTTTAATTTCTCCTCCATCACTCCTAACCGCCGATCCATATCTTGCAACAACACCGCAACATCTTCGTTTGTCTTTGCAATCCTTTCCAGCGCCGCGTTCTGCCTTTCAAGGTAAAGTTTCAGTATATCGAGCAAGTCGGACATCTCTTGCTCACCGCTCATATCCTATCGCCTTGCGGAACACAATTTCCAGCGCGTCCTTCACCTTGTTGTCCCTCGCACGCCGCTCGTCCTCGTCCGCGTTTTCCTCCTTCCCGCCCTTCGGCTCCTTGATACCAGCGGGCGCAAGGTAAAACGGGTTGTCCTCAATATCCTCTGGCGTCTCGGGAGGCAGACCCATGAGCTCACGCGCCTCGCTCGGGGAAATGAGCCCAAGCTTGTATAAAGGCACGACCCATGTAACCGCCCGCACCTGATTCTTCGCATACGCGGGCGTGAACTTAATTGCAACGCCGCTACCAAACTTGGACACAAAACGGCGCGTGAGAATTCTCCCCCACTCGTCCTGCACAGCACGTATGCGGGAGAAATAGGGAATCATAGTGTATTCGTCGCTACGCTTCTGCGAGCCGTATATGCGGGACAGCGGGACGTCCCACACGACGCACATCAACCGCGTCAGCATATCGTAGAGGTCGGAGAACTGCATCTCCTCTGGACCCTTCTGCAACTGAATGACATCCATGGGCACGGAAGAGACCATCACGCGGTTGCGGTTCTCTGACAGTGCACGGCGCAGACGCTCCTTGAACTCAAGGTATTCACGGCTGTTCGGCTGAATCCCCGCCGTCTTAAGGTCAACCTGCAGTATGACCTTCGGCATACCTCCGCTCTCAAAATACTTGCGCACGTATTCTTTCAGCGCGTCGAGAAGCCGCATGTCCTCAATTGCGACAGAAAGAGGAGTGAAAGTCGCAACGCCCGACGGTGTGATATTGTGGTTGTCCTTCCCCGCCTCATACATAAAGGCAGAGATGTGGATTAACTCGTCGGGCCTCCACTTCGCGACCTCCTTGCCCTGAATCTTCTGCACATACTGCACGATGTTGCCGTATTTGTCATACTCCTTCTTCACTGTGGACGCGGGAATCCACACGAGCTTCTTCGGCTTCCCGCCCTTTGTGAAGACGGGCTCGAGATACGCGTCGCCGTATATGAGGTAGTCAAAGAAAGCGGAGCGGATGACCTTGAAGAAACCCATATCGAGGAGCGCGTTATACACGCGCTGCTGCGTCTCCTTGTCGGGCGCAACAATCTGCGGCGAAGAAAGAACATCGTTTGCAATTGCCTGTATCGGTGCAAACGCCTCTATGTTCGAGCGCACGAGATCTGAGAGTTCCTTCTTCTCCATCTGCTCAATCGCGAGCCAGTATGCATCGAGCTGCTGATAATCGCCCGTTCCGCTGACACCTGTCTGCCTGCCAATCGATTTAAAAATACTGCGAATTCCGTCTATGATACCCATGAGCATTCGCCTCCGCGGAGCACAACCTACATAACTATTGACCGACAACGTTTTAACCTTTGCGGTGTTATATATATGCGATGATGCGCAACAACGAGTTAAACGACAACCATTTCAAGGTTCTGCGCGCCCTGAAGAAGTTCTCCAAAACGGGCGGCGCAACGTATGACGACCTCGAAGACGCGACGCGGATAAAGAAGTCGTCGCTCTACGTCTACATACACGACCTCCGCGAGGCGGGATATCCGATTGAAACCGTCGGTGACCGTCTGTTCCTCGAACAGCACACGACGAAGAACTCGCGGGAGATCACGCTCGACGGGACGCACTTCCGCGTCGGGCTGATAGCCGACACGCACATAGGCAGCAAGAAGTTCGACGAGGAACATCTGCACGAGTTCTACCGCCTCGCCGAGGAGTGGGGTGCAGACATCGTCCTACACGCGGGCGATATAACGGAGGGCTTCAACGTCTACCGCGGGCAGGAGAACGAGATTGACGTCTGGGGCGTGGACGAACAGGTGGAGCGCGTCATCGAGGTGTATCCCGACAACCTGCCGACGGCTTTCATAACGGGAAATCACGACCTCGCCGTCATGAAGACGGCGGGCGTGGACATAGGCAAAATGATTGCACGCGAGCGACCGGACATGGAATACCTCGGGCGCTACGTGGCTGACGTCCACCTCGGCGACATCACAGTGCGGCTATTGCACCCAGACGGCGGAGTGACGTATGCGCTGTCATACCGCCCGCAGAAATACGTCGAGGGATACCTTGCCAAGGGAGACGATGTCGGCCTGTTGCTGTTCGGCCATCTGCACGAGCAACTTATACTGCACCACGCCGATACATACGTCGTCCTGCCCGGTTGCTTCCAGAGACCAACGGACTACCTCATACGCAAGGGCCTACACCCTGTTATAGGTGGTGTATTGGCCGACATAAGTGTTAAAGGGGGAAGGGTCGATATATTGTTTAGGGTTGTAAAATGGGTATGAAGGAATACCTGCGCGCATACTTCGCGCACAAGGAGGGAGACGTCCGATACGGCATCAAGCTCGGCGCGATGGTAGCGCTGATTATCGGCTTCTTTTTGATGGCGGAGCACGCGTGGATGTGGGACGGCTTCGACCCGATTTGGCTCGACCCGCTCGGGCATGAGTGGATCGGCTTCTATCTCGTGCTCGCTGCCGCGGGCGTGTTTATAAAACTGCGGTGGGACAAATCGACGTATGTTAAAATGTGGGAAAAAACAAAAAGGTGAAGTGAATGGCAAGGCGGCGAGGCAAGGCGGCCGTAGGGGCGGCGGAGGCGGAGCTGCCAGCGGCGCGGTGCGATTATTGCGGGGCGGAGATTCCAGCGGGCCGTGGGCTGAAAATCGTCGCGCCAGTGCGGCAGGGCGGCAAGACCGTGATGCGCGTGCTGCGGTTCTGCAACTGGCGGGAGGCGTATGCGTTCATAATGTTCCTCGTGTCGAGCGAGTGGGATGCGGCAAAAGCAACGCATCTTGTGCAGAACGACCCCGCAGAGATGATGTATGGCTAAACGATTTCGTCGAAGAAGGCGCGGAACGGAGCTGCGTTGATTGCGGCGTCGTAGGCGAGAGCGAGTGACATCACCATGTCGTCGTGGCCCCGCAGTGCTTCGAGGCGGATGCGGTCGCCGACCTTGTGCAGGCCGATGGACGTCAGCTCGTGGTAGAGGTCCGTGTCGTCGGGAAGCCTGAGCCATCGGTTGCGGATTGCGACCTCCAACTGCGACAGAATTCTTTCCTTCGAGCGGCGCTTCGTCTCGAAGCTGTGGACTATCGCCGACAGGCGCGGGTCTTTGACGAGCTCAGCGTAGTAGCCCTGACCGAGACCCGTGACTTCGATTTGGATTGCGCTGAAGTTGAACTCCTCGTCGAGCTCGCTGAGCAGGCGGACGAGCTCCGTCGGTGCGATGCGGTCACGCGTGCGGTAGATGTAGTGCACGGCATAGACAGGGCGGTCGCCGTCAGCCTTCGCGCCGAGGACTGTGATGACCGTGTAGTCGTCCGCACCTGCCGCGAGGTCAATGCCTGCGTAGTATGCGTAGCCGTCCCTTGCACGAGGTGCTGGGCGGATTGTCGGGTCGATACACGCCTGCACGTCCTCCTCGCGGAACAGGAGCGCCCCCGCAGGAATCGGCTTACAGAGATACTCGCGGAACCACGCGAAGACGGACATGTTGTTCTTGAGGTTTTCGAGGTCTTGCGGCGTGAAGCGGTCGGGCCACAGGACGCGTCCCTCGTAAATTGCCGCGAAGCGGCGCGTCACGAACTGCGTGTATTTGTCCTCGCTCATGAAGTCGGCGAATATGTCGTTCTCCGCCATGGGCGTGCCGACGACGATGAGCTTTCCCTTCTTCGTCTGCACGGTCGGCATGATGACGCTGTTAAATATCTCCTTGCTGCGCGTGACAGAGTAGTCGGTATCCTGCAGGATGTCGTCACAGACGGCGAGGTCGACGTGTAGACCGCGGATTGATGGCTGGAACGGGCGTGCAATAATTTTACAGCCCGTCTTCGTGTGGAGCTCCTGCGCCGACCAGACGTCCTCACGCCCACGGGGCTTCAAGAGCGCACGGAGGTATGCGTCGTCATCGACCTTCTCCTTTATGCGCTCGATAATCTTCTTGGACTGCGCGAACGTGGACGAGACGATTAAAATCTCTTTGTTGTTGTAGCGCACCGCCCACCACAGCGGGTAGAGGACGGACATGAGCTCTGACTTGCCGTGCCCACGCGGTGCGAGTATTGCGACGTAGCGGTGCTTCTCGGCGAGCGCGACCATCTCGACGTGGAACCATGCGAGGCGGTATCCGAGGTAGCGTGCGAAGTAGGTGAAGTCGCGGCGCAGACGGTGCCGCAACAGCTGTGCGCGTATGTTCTTGCTCACTGTAGCCAAACAACATCACCATTTTCGTCGTATATGTAGCCGACGACGGCGCACATGACGTGTGACGCGGGCACAACGCCGTCTGGCACGGGGTTCGTCTCACGGTTGTCGCCCCACGTTATGTAGAACTCGTCGTTTATGTCTGCCACGATGCGGTGGTCGACGAGGGACGCGGGATGCACGAACACGTCCTGCATCTCGACGGGCGGAGCGTATGCGACGATGTCGCCGACGTCGTATTCGTCTTTCTTCACGCAGACGACCGTTATGCCGCCGCACGGCAGCGTCGGATACATCGAGCAACCCTGTGCACGTATGTGATACACCGTGCCGACGGGGTCGTCCCACGTCTCCGCCACGTGCTCGAGACCGACATACGAGGCGGTGACTGCCTCTATGTGCGGCAGATACGAATAGACCAGCAGCACGGCAAGGGCAACCGACACGAGCAAGAGAGCACGGTCACAGCTCACCTTCCTTCACCTCTGGCGCCTCTTCAAGCCACTCCTCATACGCTCGCATGGCAAGGACTTCGTAGTCGATGCCACGCTGCAGGTAGTCCCACAGACCGTCGCGGTCTTTAATCTCGATGTAGCCAAGCTCGGCGAGGTGCTTAACGAACTCGAAGTCGATCTTGGCGAGCTCCTCGTCCGTGAACATCGTGTCCGTGTCCGCCGACTGCATCGCCTTGTTGAGCATCTCGATTGCCTTGAGCAGGGACGGCGTCAGCTGGGTGTACTCCCTAAACTTGCCCTGCTCCTTGAGCTGGTTTATGATTGACTCGATGTCGCGGACAATTCCGCCGAGCTTCTCCGACAGGACGTAACGCTCACGGAGGTTACGCAGACGCAGACGGAGTTCGGCACGCTGTCGCCGTATCGCCTCCGCCTCGTTCTCCTGAACCGTCGCGATGTCGTCGATTGAGACCTCAATACCGTTCTCGCGCAGGACTTCGCGTATCTCCTCCTTCGGCCTGTCAAGTGCGGTGAGCGTGACGATGACCTCACGCACGAAGTCGAAGTCTGTCTGCGTCGGCTCACGATGGACAACGGGCTTTCCAATTTTACTTCCCATCAACAACCCTCCTTCTTGCCAGTTCGCAATACTCGCGGGATATATCCACGCCAATCGCACGGCGGTTCAACATCTTCGCAGCAACCAAAGTAGTTCCGCTCCCAGCGAAAGGATCCAACACCAAATCGCCAACATAGCTGAACAGTTTAATGCACCGCTTCGGCAACTCAATCGGAAATGGCGCTGGATGCCCAATTCTCTTTGCACTTTCTCCTCTAAAAGTCCACACTCCGAGCGTCCAATCTATAAATTCCTCACGTGTAATGTCTGACTCTCCCTTCTTCTTTTTCTTCCATTGTTTCTTGTATAACACTACAATCGCCTCAGCAGGCGGAATCACATACGGCGCAGAAGCACTCATAAACGAACCCCACGCCGTGCGCTTCGATATGTGCCCGCCATACCATATAATCGTCGTAAAATACTTCCACCCCACCTGCTTAGCGACAGTAACCACATCGGAGTAGAGACTGATCATTCCTTCCCCTTTTACCCCTTTTCGGTTGCTTATAGGTATGTTTAAGCACATCCTACCATCATCTGCCGCGAGCAAATACACCTTTTTCAACCATTTTGCGGTCCATTCTAAATAATCGTCATACGAAACACTGTCGTGATACACATCGTAGTCTATGTCAAGATTATACGGCGGCGACGTGACTATCAAATCTACAGAGCCATCGGGAATAGAGGCAACCTCCAAAAAATCTCCATAAATTATCTGAATCTGTCCATCATCGTACACAACCTCAGACACGCCTACCCCTCCTGCGGTTGATTATGTGCGCAACGAACTCCGCCGCCTGCTGCATCTTGCGGAACTGCACGAAATGGATGCCGCCGTCTATGAGCTCCTGCACGAACAGTGGCTGTGCTCGCTCGACATCCTCGCTGTTGGCACGGCACAGCCCGTAGAACACGACGAACTTCTCCCACGTCGCTGGAACCCTGTCCAGCCCTTCCCACGCCGCACGAATAGGGTCGTCCTCCCGCACAGCGGATATGACGACGAACCCGAGATGAAGCACGGGCACCCACAGCACGGGGACGTCGTCACCGACCGAGATTATAGGGTCGCGGTCAAGCCACTGCGACAGAGACTCGACGAACCGACGGTCAACCTTTCCCGCCTTAACTGAAATCCATTTCGGGGCCTGTAGCATCGTATTTATATACCGCCGAAAACGTTTTAACACCTTCGCCACACGGTGGCGGAAGTGTTTTAACGGATTCCGCCCTTATGTTATCGGGCGGGCGGGAGGAAAGCCGCCCATCGTGTGTCGGATGGTGGGTCGGCAATCGACGAAGAGCCCCAAACGCACGGTAGTAGGTGGCCCGCCTTGCGGCGGGCCCGTGCCCCCCAATTTCTCGGTTCGCCGCGCGCCAGTGGCGCTTGGCGTGAGTAGGGTCAGTCGTCTTTTGGTGTGTTCTTGCGTCGCTACGTTACCGAGCGGTGTGAGGTAACTTGTAGATGTATAATTGTTTCCGCGTGTGTATATTTTCGGGCAAACAGGAATGTAAAACTTTTGGCGTTTTGCCGTATAAAAAACACACTTTTACGTGTGTGCCTATGGCTGTGCCCCCTACGGGGGCTGCACTGCAAAAAATTTACACAGCGGAGCAAGACTACCGACTGCGGCTGTAGCCGCATACTTATGTGCGACGCAAAGTTTAAAAATGTTTGTGTCCGTGTGCCGTGCTGTCTGTCTGATTGCCGTCGTTGTTGTCACGGACGAGGGACAACAAGAGGTTCACGGAAGGGCGAAAATTTTTGGGTCGTCTGTTTTTTCTTTCGCCCGCCTGTCCCCTGTCCAAGCCCGGCTTCATGTTGCCTGTGACATATACATCGCGCGATATATATCGCGCTATATACTTGGCGGACTATAGTCCGCCATTTGTATTCACTGACGGATACAACACAAAATATGCACGGCGAGGTATACAACACGAAAACCGAAATCATTTTAATGATTTCGGAACTATATATACGGCAACATGTTTTTTGTTGCCGTCGTTATGTATAACTGTGTTCGTTGATTGTCGTGGGTGACTACGTCAATTCGCGGATACATATCCGCGAATATATATACTTCACTATACATGAATGTAAAAAAAATGACGTTTTTCTATATAAAAAAAACAACTATATGTATCTTTGATTTGTATTTTGGGATATCCCAAAATCTCCTCTCTCCTTGGCGCTACGCCGTCACAGACGGCGGTATGGGGCGGAATTCAGATATACACAGAGAGGAAGGGCGGAATTCGGGAATACACATGGTGAGGGCAACATGCCCGGATGTGTATCCTCGAGTATATATATTTTTATGTATATATGGATCGTGGTAGGGGGGTAGTGGATATAGCACACACAGTAGTATATGTTTTTTATACGGAAAAAGCACAATTTTTTTACATTCTTATATCCTCAAGGATATATTTTATTTATAAATTAGCGGAACGTCGGTTTTCCCCTAATCAAAAAGTCACGATTTTTTTACGAAAATATAAACTCAAGGATATAAATTAGGGTAAAAAAATAGGGTTATGCATCGTGGAGGGGTTTCTCCACGACGCTTTCTGCAGTGATTACAAACTCCTTGTTCTCTGGTTTCATGATCTCCATCGTGTAGTAATGTTTTGCGATTGCCTGTAGCCCGGCAACAAGTGCTTTGGCTTTGGTGACGACTTCTTGCCAGTTCTTGCCATAGACGTTGCCAGCATAATTTATTGCGGGCTCTTCTGGATCATAACAATCGTCATAGGGGGCTACGATCTCTATAATCTCTTCGGTATCTGGATTCACCCGGAACAGTTCGCGCGTTCCGGGTGCCTCGGAGACCCACACGTGGGCATATGGCAGCCCACAGTCAGACACGTAATACTTAACCTTGACCTTTATTTCCGTCGTCATCTTCATCACCTCACATCTATAACGCCAAACTCCTTTATAAATCTATCGTCGGTTTTTTGACATTTCCAAAAATCCCAAAATTTTTGCTTCTGTTTCGCTTTTCTCTGTATATTATATATTATTATTATGCTCCATCTACCTGCATGTGCGTTATGTATATGTGCGTTATGTATAATTCAACGTATCGGTTTATATTCTCTTCTATTTATTTAATAACGGCAAAAGTATTGCGCTGGTCCGGTCCGCGGACCTATTTAACCCAGCGCGCATTTAAACCGGCGCGCTCTAGTTTAACCGCGCTAGCATATTTTAACCGCGCGCTCCTACATTTTGGAAAAAGCCAAAAAGAAAGAAATTGTTATGCTCTGCTCCAGGCTGGCACAACAACATGCCAGCCCATGCGAGCCCAGTAGGAAGCGCACCAATGAGCCCACTCTACCGGCACATGTGCAGTTATCCTTTTGTCGCCCTTCTGGATTATTATCTTCCTTCTCATTACTGTCCCTCCCAAATTTTTCGTAAATCTTCGATGTAATCCATTATTCCGTTATAGAGCCAATATCCTAGTGTGCCTTCATCGTCGCCTTCATAGTAGAAGAAAAGCATATCTTGAATTGTCGCTGTTTTGTCGTGTTTTGGATCTCCGCCGTAGTATTTGGAGACGTTCCCGAAAATTTCTTCTATCCACCATTCCCCGTTTTCATCGCGGAAGTACACAATGCCTGCATGTGGTCCGCCGATTGTTGTATATGTTTCTAGTGTGTTATTGTTTTCATTATATGTATATGCAATTGGTTCGAGTTCGTAGATAATCTCTGCGATATCATCCACTTCTGTTATATTATAGTCTTCCATTAGTTCAAGGAGTTCTTTTACAAGGGTATCTACATCAGGTATTATAGCTTTTTCATCCCAGCAGTGGTGCACGAAGTGTTCGCGCACTTCCTCTACAAATTCCCGGACCTTTTTTATATCTATTTCCTTCTTTCCTTCCATCTTAACCACCTTCGCATCGATTATGTTCCGAAAACTTTATAAAGTTATCTCCGATTTTTTGGGAAAAGCCAAAATAAACGCATATTATGGGACGATGTACCGGCAACGGACCGTGCGGACCGTATCCAATGCACCGAAAAGTTTAAAAAAGAACATGGACCGGCGCATATTTTAAGCGCCGGCCGGTTCGTGTTCAATGTCCCAGCGCATGAGCTCGTGTAGCGTTCCCCTTTTAAACGCGGCCTCGAGGTCGTCCCTGTGCATCAGTCGGATGCCTTCGGCGTAGCCCCACGTGATTTTATCGTTTAAACGCCGCATCGGCAGTATCTCGACGAAGCTTTTTGTCTTTGGCACGACCATCAGCGCGACGCTCGGTCCGTATATGATTTCAGCGTCGCGCTCGAAGCCCCATTCGTCCACGAGTGTTATCTGTTTCCGTTCATACATATATTCACCTCCAATTATGCGTGCGGTTGAGCGAAGCGAATACCGCACCCGTAGTAGGGGTGGTAGGGGGCGAAGCCCCTACACCTCCTCCAGCGCCGCCAGCGCAGTCTCAAGGTCATCTATCACGCTCTCCAGCTCCTCCGCTAGGTCGTCGCTCACTTGCGACGCTAACATCTCCAGCACGCTAATCGCACGCGTTATGTTCCGCACGGCCACGCCGTGAGCCGTCAGGTCTTCGTCCGCAAGCATGTCTTCAAACATCTTCGCGCACCTCCATCCATTTTTCAAGGGAAAGGGTGAAAGGGTCCCAGCGGCGTTTTATCCGCACCTTCATTCGCCGCACCTCTCTTCGAGCGTGTATAGGTCATCTTGCATCGCTGCCACGTAGTCGCTGACTTTGGACAGTATGTCGGCGTAGCGGAACAGCCGTTCCCTCTGTTTCTGCGAGAGGTTTGCATCCGTCGCTGCAATCTCGCGTAGCGCATCGCGGACGATGTCAATCGCCGTGATTATCGGCACATCGACATCCTTTTCCAGAGTTATGTAGTCCTTCATCTCCTCACCTCCGCGAGCAGGCGGTCCGCCTCTGCGATCTTGCTGTCGAGGTAGTCCATCCATGCGTCGAAAGCGTCCTCGCGGACGCGTGACAGCCACTGGTAAACCTCGTCTATCCGCTGGAAGTCGTTGCCCGTGATTGGTTCGTCGGCATCCATCTTTGCGATGATCGTATCTATCGCCTCGATCAGGTCCTCATACGCATACCTAATCTTCTTAGTAGTAGCCATACCCATCACCTCCCGACTGGCCAGCAGTCAGCTTGTCAACGAAGTCACGTAGCGCACGCTTCATGCGCGCGAGTATCCCTTCGCCGCCAATCCTGTTGCCAGCGGCGAGGAGCACGGCAAGATGCGCCACCGTCCGCTCTGCGGCATACTGCAGCCCAAGGTCACCCGCGTCGAGTATGTCTTGATACTCGTCGACGTTGAACTCAACGGTCGCTCGTGCGGTGAAGATTCCTCGTGACGGGTTATACGCGAAGTCGTTCAGCTCCACCTTCATGCCATCTCACCTCCCATCAATAACAATTAGCGCAAGGTGGTATTTAAACTTAACGGTTGTGTTATGTATAAGTCAAAAGAAGAAGGGAAAAGAATATTAGTTATACATTCTGCAACTCTTTCTGCACGCTCGCGATGAACGCCGTCGCCTCGTCCACTGACTTCGCACCGAGCACAAAACCCTTGCCCGACGGGTAGATGCGCATTTTAAGGCGCGATGTGCTATCCTTCGGCGAGATGTCCAGCCAGCCCGTGATGTCGTCATCGTCATATATCACGATGTTGTATTCTTTAAACGCGCGGCCGTCCCGCCATTTCTCGTAGAGCCGTATCGTGTCCACGCGGCGGTGCAGGTCGAAGGACACGACGACGTTCGCCACGCGGTAGGAAAAAGGGAGATCGTTGCTCACTTCTCTCCCTCCTGCTCTTTCTTTTTAAACGCGACGAACACGGCGTCGGTCGGGTCGTCGAACACGTAGAGCACGACCGCGTCGTCGCCGAGTATCCTGCTAGCATCCGCCGTGATTATGCTCGTCAGCGCGTTGAAGATGTTGTTCAGCGGTGCGACCTCCTGCTTCCACGTCAGCAGCGACACGTAGTTCGCGCCCTTCGGAAGGTTGTCCTCGGGCCGTGCCTTGCGCATCAGCGAATACTCGAGTTCGCTGCGCTTGAGCACGAAATATATCACCGCGTCCTTCGGCGCTGGTCCGCCGACAAAGTCGCCCATCCTCACGAACTCCATTTTAATCAGCCTCCGTAACTTTTATTTCGAGCACGGTCAGCGGCTCGTGTGGTGTGTCGTCCACGTATATCTCCTCGCCGAGCACACGTAGCCCACACTCGTCGAGCACGTCCTGTATTCTGTCGAAGTCCGACTCTATGAACGCGGACGATTTAATCACTATGCTCGCCACGCCCTCTTCGTATGGGTCTTCCGCCGCCGTCACGCAGTAAAAGTGTGCGCGCAGTTTAAACGCGGCGTGCTCGACCTTCAGGAAGAACGCCACGTCTTCCTTTTTCGGGATTTTTACCATTTGCACCACCTCTTTTACTGCTGCTCCGCCTCCTGCTGGTGCTCGCGGCAGAGGTAGACGCCGAATTTATCCTTTGAGTAGCGGGCGACGCCCGGAGAGATTTCAGCGCCACAGACCTCACAGACATACGTGCCGTTCGGCCCGTTTGGCGGATACTTTGCGGCGTCGTTCTTCTTGTATGTTTTCTTCTTGTATCCCGATGCCTTGTAACCGCCTTTCTTGCCCGCGTAGGTTACCTTCTGCGGTGCAGATTTTGGTGTTGAAGGCTTTTCGTCGTCGAACGTCAGCGACTCGAACTCGCCCTTTATGAACTGTAGTGCCTTCTTGATTGCCTTGACCTGTGCGGCGCCGATGCTGCGGGCATCCTTCTCGGAGACGACGCCGTAGGAGGCGACGACGTCCTTCGCGGCGACCTTCGCCTTGACGACGACCTTGCCGTCGCCAATTGGCACGAAATCAAAGTCCACCGCAGACACGCCCAGCACGGAGCGTGCCTCATCCCACCATTCCTTCCTATAGTGCTCAACTTCTACCATGTTAACCACCTGTCAAGGTTATAAAGGGTCATAAAGTTTATAAAAGGAACGGTTTACGTTGTGGTATTTAAAAGGCGGTCTTCTTCTATTTCGTCCCATGTCCCGTCTGGTGTGAGCCAGCGCCACCGGCGGACGCCACGTTTTGGGCGGTCAACAAACACATATATGCGGGGCGTATTCCAACCGATATACTCTCGCAACGGCAACATCTTTTTATATTCTTTTAGCTCCGTGTCCTTTGCACTATACTTCTTGCACTGTATTATGAGGGTAGGCGTGCCCTCTTTCCACGCCACAAGGTCTGCCCAGCCGTGCGACCCCGCTGCACGTATCACCGTCCATCCGCGCTCCTCGAGCTTCTTCTTGACCGCGTATTCAAACGCCCGCCCGCGCTCATACTTTTTGTTTGGCATTACAGATACACCTCCTACGTGAATGCGAGTATTCCCGTCTTCTCTTCGTCGTCGAGTTCTTTCTTCGGTGCGTGTTTTGCACCCTCACGCATCACGCGTGCCGTAATCTCGTCGCTCTTCCGCTCCTTCGACACGCCGAACACGAGAATTTTCTCCCGGCCCGCCACGAGGCGGATGACGACGTAGCCTTCGCGGATCTTTTGTGCAATCCGCTCCGCCGTGTCGCGGTCAACGGGCACGGCATACAGCGGCATGTCTTTCTGCGTGACGTCATAGCCGAGGAAGTATAGCTGCCCGTATTCGTCCTCTGAAATTGTGCGGAACGGGTCATCGAGCACTTCGAACGTGCCCTCTATTGTTGTCGGGACGCTGTGCCGCCACAGCGACTTCTTGCAGATCCTGCACTCGACACGCTTCGCTGGCTTCTCCCGCCTGCCGCGCCTTTCGAGGTGAAACTCGCCCGTTTTGCGGTCGTGTATCAGCGCCCACTCGTAGTCGAACCAGTCGTCCGTGTGCACCGCCCAGCACGAACGGCAGACATAGACAGGGATTCAAATCACCTCTCGTATTGTGACTATTTGTTTAATCAAAACACCATCTATTCCGCGAGGTGGATTAACGTTGTATCCGATTAGTGCAGATGGAAAGCGAACGCCCTTTCCTTGCAAACCCTCGTATTGAATGCGCGTAGCTGGAATAAAAATCCAAGTAGCATGTGGAAATATCACATCCTGCCATACTTTCGTCTCCATATTGTCGCACCTGTATATCGCCACTCCTCTTTTGCATACTTCGAAAAAGTGCTGGAACATCTCGTATGCTTTACTAAACGGTGGATTCATCCAGCATACGTCATTAGCTACGTCCCTTTCCACCACGTTCAAGAAATCACTTGAATACCGCTCACACTTGCGATTTTCTTCGTTCGCACAGCAGTCAAACGTAAAACCATATTGTGCATTTAAAATGTTAAACAACCACGCAGGAGTTTGCCATTCGTCTCTGCTTGTCATTGTGGATCACCCTTTTGGGCAAGTGTTACACGTATGCGTGATGGGTCGTGGTCTTCGTGGATGTAATAATTTCCCCACATCGAGCGGGAGAGTTCTATATTGTGCTTTGCGACGAAATCGTTTGCCCAGAGCCCGAACTCTTTCCACTCTGGCGACACGGCGACGTCCCAGTCCCACTCACCGTCTCCGCGTGGAACGCCATACTTGTAAACAGTCTTTCCGTTGACCTCGATCGTGTCGATGTAGTCGAACTCGTCGCAGTCGTTGAAGATTATCAGGCGGATCGGCTTTTCGCTGTGCTCGCACAGCATGTTGCCAGCGTAACGGTAATAGCACGTCCACTCGCTGCAGTTCTCGCCACGGGCTAGTCGCTCGAGAAAAGATTTTATTTCTGCTATTGCATCTTCGTCTGAGATCACATCAATCACCCCCAACTAGCGCGTCCGCAATCCTTTTAAGGCGGGCAAGGTCCTCTGGTAGCGGAGCAGGTTCTCTGTCAGGCGGGAGGCCAAAAGACATGTATGTCGCCTGCGACGTGGCTGCGATCCACAACAGCTGGAACTGACGGAATAGCGGGAGGACCTGTTCTCTGTATGCTCTGAATGGCCGCAACGTATCGATTATTGTGAGGTCATACAGTTGATCCGTGTAGCCGCCCTCCACGTATATGGGGTGCAGTATGGCGAACGTTCTGTATCTGAGCGGTTTAACGTGCACGTGGATCACCCCACACATATCTATCGGCGAACTCCTCAGCAACACGTGCGAGCATCTCGGGCATCGTGCCGATGCCGCACTCCTTGACGACGAACTGCACGGCGACGTTTACTATGCTCGCGTTAAAAGGCAGATAGTTCGGGTATCTCGGCCGTGCACCGCTGAGGTAGAGTATGAGCGCGAACGCGCTGTCGGCGGGCGTCGGCGCTGGTATGAAAAACATCCTGTTGCCGCAGCCGACAAAATGCTTATACACCGTGATGTATGCCACGTATTTTGCGTTCTCCCAGTCTTGCGTCAAGTCGACCGCTCGGTATGCGAGTGCGAGCCTTTCAAGCCTGCGCCATGTGAGGTATCCCATTTAGGCCGCCTCCGCTGGAATGTTATTCAGTGCTTCGCGTATCTTTTCCTCGACCTCGTAGAAAGGCACGTAACCCTTTTTCTTGAGGTCTTCTTCGAGATCTCTGCCTGTTTCTTCTGCGAGTGCATACTCACGCACGACGATGGCGTCTGCCTCCTCAAGTGTTTCTCGCAGCTTGATTGCCTTGTATAGCCGCATGAACCCCTCGAAGCCCTTCTCGTGCAGTTCGCGCAGCGGTCTGCGCTCCTCGTAATACATCTCGTCGATTTCATACTTGTAGTCGTCGGCGATGTCCACGATGAGGTCATCGAGTGCGCTGAGGTCAATTATCGAGACGTCGTCGGCGTATCCGTCGAGCCCAAACTCTCTGAGGAAAGTATACCACCGCATATCCTCTATGTCGGACAGCTTGCCGAACAGCCGCCCGTCTATCCGCGCAGGGTCGCGCACAAACACGATTGCATTTTCGCCCATTCCGACCACCGATAGAAAAGGAACGGAAAAGTTTAAAAAGATGTGTTTCTTACTCTGAGTGCGTCGAGCAGTAGCACGAATACGGTGACCGTGCCCCAGAACCCCGCTCCCGCCGCATGTGCGATGACAGTCGCTATGAGCCAAAGCGCATAGAGCTCTGCGGCAAGCACTGCGAGCACGAAAAGGACTATGAGCAACGCGCCAATTGCCACAAGGATTTTTGTCTTGTTCATCAGCGTCCCTCCTTCTCCTCTTTTAACAGCGCGTAGAGTATCGCCAGATAATTCATCGCGTCTATGATCGTGTCCTCGACGCTCTCGTCCTTCGCGAGTAGCGTGCCCTTGCGGAAGAAGTTTTTGAGCCGCGCAAACTTGTCGCTGAGGCGCACCATCACGCCCCACGCGGCAGGCACGCCGAAGCTCTCACACTCGCGGAAGTTGCTGAACGGGTCTTCGTCGCTGCTGTAGTCGTGGTTCTTCGCGCCCACGATGGAGAGGGCGCGGTGATACGCCTCGACGAACTTGTCGTCGTGCGACAGGATTATTGGTTTCATTGGTCCACGCTTCTCCGACGTTATGTCTATGCGGAACACGTCACGCGTCATCTTCATCGACCTCCCCGTCGAGCATTTCGTAGTATTCGTCTACCGCCTTTTCGACGGCATCTATAAGTTCCTTTGCTCGTGTGTTGAGCTGGTCTGCGTCGAGCACGTCGAGATCGGAAAGCTTGTAATATATGATCTCCGTATATATGTCCTCGTCCCATGTTTTATCTGCGAGATCGTCAGCATAGGCTACAGCGTTGATGTATTTTTGTAGTGCATCTTCCGCATCGACAGGCACAAGAAAGATGCAACGACTCTCCACATAGCCATCAGCAGTTCTTTCTTCCTCTACCACTAAGTAATAGTCATCTATACTTCTTTTCATTCCCACCACCCGAGCAGATCTGCGAGCTTTTGTATTGTCTGCCACATCCGCCTGTCTATTTTAATCTCCACGCCAATATCGTCGTCAAAAATTACAATCGCGTCGTTGGGGTCGTCATCCTCCGCGTGCACGATTGCATATATCTCTACCATGGCACTCACCAAGAAGAAAGAGGAAGGAAAAATTTAAAAGGCTATGGCTCGCCCTTCTCGCACTTCTTGCGGTATGGGCAATTCCGACAGCGCCACGACGGGACCTTAATTGGCAGTCGCCCGTTCTTCTGTGAGTAATACACGTAGCGCCATATCTCAAGGGCCTCTTCATACTTGCGCGGGTCGAACTCGACTTTAAAGCCGCGGATTGAGTTCGTGTTCTTCTTTATGTATAACAGTATCCCGTATTTTGCGTTCAGGTGCTTTATGTAGAAGTTCAGCTGCATCACATGCTCCTCATAGGGCTCGTCGGGCAGCTCCGACGCCGACTTCAGCTCCCACACGACGCCGCGACCGTCGAGCACGTCACAGCGCCCGCGGATTACGATGTCGCCGAGGTCAACGCGTAGTTCCTTCTCCGCCTCGCCACCGAACTTCTCGATAATCTTCTTCTCCCAGTAGTCGTGCACGGCGTCACCGAGCTCGAATATGTCGAGCAAGTAGACGTCGTGCGGCTCGTTGTATTTCTTGGAGTAGTAGATGTAGCGCGGGCAGTAACCCGCGCTGCTGGCGTAGAACTCGTTCTCGCCGAGCACGTGCTTGTCCCGCTCCGCGTAATACTGCTTCAGCAGCTGCTCGTGGTGAAACTTCCGCAGCTCCGTCACATCACGCGGTTCCTGCCTCTTCTTCTTTACCATCATCTTCCACCTTGTCTACCCAGTACGCGTAATATCTGTCGCCGCTCTTCTTGACGAGCTCCTGTGCCCGCAGCTCGCGCAGTGCGTAGCGTATCGTCGGCTCGTTCTTTTCCAGCACTGCAGCAAGCTCCTTGACGGTCACGCCGTCGAGCCCTGCCTTCTGCACCCAGTAGAACACATCCGCCTGTGCCTTCGGCAGGTATGCAATCCTGAGCTTCGGCGGCAGTTCGCCAATGTCTATGTCACCCTTCCACGACGCGAGCACCGCACCGAAAATCTGGTCGGCGAGCGCGTAGTCCGCGTCGTCGGGCACGAGGTTTTCCTTTTCGTGGCACAAGTAGCGCGTCTTGACTACACCGTCGAGTATGCGGGCGAAGTGATCTGAATAGCGGCCCGCGAATAGATCCTCTGCCTCCGCTGGGATAATCTCGCGGTGCTTCTCGACCATCTCATACACGCGGCGGTAGTCGATGCCGTCTATCGTGAAGCTGTGCGCCCAGTCCACGAGCGTCCGCAGTTCGGGCCACGGCTTCAGCATGTCTGGGTGCCAGCCAATCTCCTTGAGGTGCTCCTTGTTCTGTATGACGAAGTTCTTGTGCTTCTTCGTCATGACGTATATCAGCATGCGCGAGAGGAACGCGTTGTCGAATGCCTCCGCGAGGTCTGGAATCGACCGCACGTTCCGTGCCCAGTTCGTCATGGCGAGCATCCTTGCGCGCGGGTTTATCTCTAGCGTTGTATCGCTCACACCCGATGACGCCACGCGCGTTTTGTGCTCGAGTATCTCGTTCAGCAGTCCGACCATGTCGCCGCCCATCTCGCGATCTTGCGGGTTGCGCAGTATGATGCGCAGGAACTCGTCCACGAGGAAGAAGCGCTTGCGCTTGAGGAACTCGCCCACGCGCACGCGCCCGTTACCGAAGGACGGCACGATGCCCTTTAGCGTGCCCTGTCCATAGACGGGGTCTTCTGGGAAGTGCTTCTCTATCGCTTCGAGTATTGTCGACTTGCCCGTGTGCGGCGGCGCTATGAACAACATGTGCAGCGGGTAGCCGCTTATGTCGCCGCTGAACATCCACGCGAGCAGCAGGCGCTCGAACCACTCAGGGTGGCGGAACTCGCCGAATATCTTCTTGTAGAGCGTCTCGAAGTCTGGCTGCCTGTGCTTCTCGACCGCCGCGGGGTCGACGAAGTTCTCCAGCACCTCCCACGACTTCGCGAGCACCATCTTGTTGATCGTCCTCAGCTTGCTCGTCTCGCCCAGTGTCTTGTAGTCGACGACGGGCACGAGCATGCCGCGCACCTTTCCGTATGACAGCTGCACCTCGTCGGGAATGACGATGAAGTAGCGCTCGTTGTCGTCGCCTATCATCTCGTAGAGGTAACCCTTCCAGTATACCCCGCGCAGTGGCTTCTTCATGCCCTTCGCTGGCTCATCGGCGAAAACGATTTCTTCCATCGGCTGGTTCTGCTCCTCTGCTTTCTTCCGTGAAATCTTGCGGCGGTAGACGCCCGCGACGGGAATCTCGACCTGATAGTTCGTTATGCGGGCGGTCAGCGTCCCGCTCATCTCGAAGTTCACGCTGTATGGCATGACGAGGGGCACGTCCTCGATGTAGCCCTCCGCCGCGAACTTGGCGACCTCCTTCGCCTGGTCCCACGACAGCGTGCGCCACTTGAAGTCGAGCCACGTGGCGATGCCCGGCACGGCCCGTGCCTTTATCGCCATTTTAATCGGCTCTGGCAGTTCCTGCTCGACCTCCGCCTGTATCTGCTCCCACGGGATTATGTCGAGGAACAGGAAATAGTCGCTCAGGTCGACGCCGCTCTTCTCTTGCAGTTCCTCCAGCGCCGTGCGTATCTTCTTCGGGTCTTTCGTCGCTATGACTTCCTTTATGCGGTATTTCCACTTCACGAAGTCGGGCAGTGGCTTCTGCGCCTGCACGTAGTCGACGGCGCTCTCCAGATACGAGAGGTCTACGCGCCCCACGTCACCGCCCCTCCTTCACGAGCGTTGTCTGTCCCGCGGGCAGCCGCTCCACTATCCTCTGCACGGCATCAGGCGCACCCTCAATCCGCACAATCCGCGCAAGCGGGATTGCAAATGCCTTCCGCGTCTCCGCGTCTATGCCCGACAGAAGGTCGCCGTATATCGTCACGGTCACGGCAAAAGACACGCGCTTCGACACGTGGTCGTCCGTATCATTGTAAAAAATCTCAACCGTTTCGAGCCCTTTAAAAACGTCCTGTTCCTTCCTCCCACCCATGACACTCACCGACTAAAATAAAGAAGAGAAATGGTTAAAAGGTCTACTGTTTCTGCTTCATGACCTCATCAAGTGCAGCCTTCACGGCAGCAATCTTTTTGTCGAGCTTCTCGAGGTCGCTTTCAAGGAGCTTGCGTTCCTGCAGCAACTGCTTGAGCAGCCGTGCGAGCTGCTCCGCATCGTCTATGTGGTCTTCCTCGTATTTCACGAGCTTGACCGTCCCGTCGGGCTGCACCTCATACTTCCAGTCCATACATTCACCTCCTCATGCAAACGTCCTCAACCGCCCCTTTGCTTCCACGAGTAGATCCACGAAACCCTTGCCACCGCTCGTGGACGTGCCGAACTCAACCGTGTGCCACCCGGGCGTGAGGTGTGACGTCACGTCGAGCGTCTTCGGGTTGTCCGTGCCGCTGTATATCTGCGTGCCGTCTATCTTCACGTAGAAATTGCCGCTGTATGTGCTCGTGGAGAGCCCGGCCGTGTTTGTGACGGAGAGTGAAGGCACGCTCACGCTGTGGCTGTGGCTGTCGACATCCACGTCAAGCGACGGCACTGTGTGGCGGTGGCTGTCCACCGTTACATCGTGGCTGTGGCTTGCTTGAGAGTGCGCGTGGCTGTCGCTGAAGTAGTGGTAGTGCTTCCCAAAGCCGCCTGCGTTGAGTGTTATGTAGTTCTCTTGAGACACTACTTGCAAGCGGGGCGTGTTATACGTGTTGCTTTGGTAGTCAATGAAGTGCCCTTTCACGGCAATACTGTCGCCTGCCCATGATACTGGATACGTTGCAAACAGCGCAAGATCTGCGTGAACTATAATGTATCGGTCACCAATTGCTGGAGGGGATTCTTCTTGGTATGTTCTGTACCAGAACCCTGCCGCATCCATTGTATAGTTTCTAGATGTGTTCACCAAATAAGCATATATCTGAAGCGGCTGATATGTGGTGTTCCATGTGTTTCCGACAACTTTGCATTTCAAATTTACGGTTAAGTGTCCGCTAATATAGCCGTAGTCGACGTATGTGCTTGGAATGTTTGCGGTGACAAGCGTTGTATTGTCATCCCTGCCGAGGTTGCCCGTAGACCCATTTGCAAGTGTTGTAAACCCACTTGTTGCGCCGATGTCTGGGATGCCTGTGTTCCCGTCTACTGTCGCAGAATTTATCGAAGGAGCCACAGAAGAAGAATCAGCGCCAGGCTGTGTGTAGTATGAATATCCGCTAGCTGTGTCTCCATCGGGTGCGGTGCTTCCCGAACTCCCAGAGTATGAACTTGTCGTCCCGTTTCCAGCATACGCACGGTAATCTGACACGTTATACGACAGCTGGATCTGTAACGTCTTATCTATATCCTGCGGCACATACACGCGCCACGTCACGGGCTTGCCGTAGGCAAAGTTATCACTCTTCGTCTGGTGGAACACGTTCGGTGCACCAGACGGCGCGATGTAGTCGGACGCGAGCTCCGCAAGTGCGCGGCTGAGGTCGCTGTCGTCGACAAAGGAGTAGAACCGCACGCTGAACTTGAAACGGTCGCCGAGCACCCAGCGACGGGAAGACACGCGCACCGTGTAGCTGTTGCCGTAGGAGTCAACGACAGTTATCACGTCGCCGAGCCCGATGCTCGGCCAGCTGTCTGGATCCAGCCACGACGCGTAGCCAGCCACAGGCGGGTTGGCATATCTTTTAACGAGTGCGTTCGCGAGCTGCTGCGCCTCTGCGGTGGACAGCACGCGGTTCGTCTTAACAATCTTTTCGCGGATCCCGTATGCACTCTGCGAGTTCGTGTCGTCCGCCGTTGCATACACTGTGTAGTCGCCACCCGCGTTGCCCACAACGATGACGCGGTTATACAGCTCCTCCTGCGGCTCGACCTCCAATGTTATATTCACGTCTTCGGTATATGTGCCGACAGACGTCTCGGAGCCGATATAGGCGGCGACGTCCACCGCATCGCTCGCTGGGTTGTAATACCACTCGTAGTGCCCACTTGCCTTGTTTGACGGGACAGATTTCACGACTGCGGAGAGCGCGTTCAGTCTCGTGCCCATCGGTCGGAGCGCGGACACGGTCACGCCCGTGGGCAGACTGCCAGGTGCCACGATGTATGGGCTGTTGCCGTCGAGGTTTTCGGAGAGAATTTCCCTCACGGCCGCGGCGAGGTCTGTCCCGTCGTATTTCTTCGGCAGGTAGATGACGCGGTCTTTCAGCCGTGCAACATTAGGAAAGACGGTGACGTGATACGCGCCACTCTTTGTCTTCCTCACGCGCGCGACGTATCCGCGGAAGACAGTCGTTCCGTTGACAGATACGACAACCTCGTCGCCGACGTCTGGCTTCTCGTATGCCGTGAACTCGCCCGCATCGACACGCATCAGGCTGTCGCCGACGGCTATGCTGATTATGTCATCCGTCCAGTCGTTCCCGCCCACGGTTATCGTGTATTCCACGGCAATCACCACACCTTTTCAAGGTCGACTGTCACGACATACGGCCGTGTGCTGTGCTCTGGTGCCTCGCTTATGTCAAGTCCAACGATGACGAACTTCTTGTCCGTCTCGCTGAGCCATGAGTCATCAGGTATGTCTACAGTCACATATATATATTGTGTCGCAAGTGTTATAAGGGCATCGCGTGACGTCTCATCAACGCGCCCAGATATGCGCAGCTTGAGGTCGGTCTTTCCTCGCGGCTGTTTATATCCCTTCGGTGCCGACGGCAGCTTGACAACACCTAATGTGTAGATTGGCTGGGGACGCACAGTGTATGCCTTCCGCGTGATAAACACCGTCGCGCTTACGGTTCCCGTGCCAATCGCATTTTGAATCGTCGCAATACCCATTCAAATCACCCCATCACCGTCGGCGCACCGTATGGCGACGCACCCATTGCTTTCGAGAATGCCTCCCTCACCTTCTCCGCATCCGTTCCGATAACCGTGTCTATGTTGATTATCGGCCCACCGCTGTATGCACGCTCGGCGATCGTCGGCGACTCTTCCCATCCTGCCCACTCATAAATCTTGTGTCGCAGGGCCATTGCACCGCCATAGAACACGTTGAATTCGGGGACTTCAATTCCCGCCACGGATAGCAACCACTTTATTGGCGTGATGAGACTGTTTATTATCATATCCTGTAGCTTTGCGAGGAGCTCGATTATATCGAAGATTATGTTCACGAACGCTTTCTTGAGGTCAAAGCCAGTGTTTATGAGTTCGCCGAGCAGCAAGAGTATCAGTCCGAAAACGACGGCTGCAACGCCCCACGCGGCTACTGTCCCCATACCTGCGCCAATCAGAACGCCAGCGAGCACCTTCGCTGGAATAATCAAGGCGTAAAGTGACTGGTATAGCATAGATGCAGCCATCATCGCCGTGCCAAGCACGGCTGCGCCTATAATGAAATACGCTATCATCTGCTTCGTGCGCGGGTCAATGCTGTCAACCCAGTCCACGAGTTCCCACAGTTTATCGACGAGCGGCGCAACAGCGTCGGAAAGCAAGGAAATCCACAGCGTCTGCCACGCCTGCGACATCCCGAAGAGGTCGGCGACGGAGTTCACCACCCGCCCAAAAGTCATCTGCAGGCCCATGCCCGCGAACAGCAAGGATAGCGCATCCATATTAAACCGCTGAAACACACGCGACGCTTTTTGTATTCCTGTTGTGAATGTGCCGCGTATGAACCTCCCGAGTCGCGCAACTGTTGCATGCAGCTTCAGCGAGCGCTCAGATATGTTCTTCAACTGGAAGTCAAACTGCTTCAAGCCCTTTGTCGCTGGCGACGTGAGTCCTATTTGCCCAAGACTTTTTACACTCTGCGAGAGCTGCTTCATAGACGCCTCTGCTTTCTTCGCGCTGGCCTCGTCGATGACGACCTTCAGCACGACACGCCTTTCAATATCGCCTGCCAAGTGAACTCCGCCTCCGTGCAGCCTTTGCTTCTTCCTCCTTCAACCGTGCAAGCGCCTCAAGCGATGCACGGAACAGATCCCAGTCCATGTCCCACACCGCGGGTATCGGAGTGGACGTCTCCGCCGCCAGCATTACCACGGCGGCGGTAATCTGCTCCTCAAATGTATTCTTGGCGTAGTCGTTGGACAGCTCCGCGAACACATCATTTCCCGCGAAACCCACCGTTCTTCGCCGCAAACCCGAGTGCCTCTGCGATGCCGTTCATCACGTCCTCAAGGTGCTCGACGACGAAGACCTCTATCGTCTCACGGTCGATCTCGTCCTTGCTGTATGCCTGTGCAATCATATTCACGACTGCGTCGAGCATCGCGTTGACGTCCTCCTGCGTGAACTCGCCCCTGTCCATCTTCGCGGCGACTGCCATCATCACTGACACGTCCTTGACCCGCGGCTTGAACTTCACCTCAACGTCGCCGACCTTGAACTTCCTCACCTTTGAGCCAACCGCCGCAGCTAAATCAACCATTCAACCACCTCACGCGGTCGGAACCCACACGGCAAACTTCTGCGGCAGACCCTTCGCACGCAGCGTGTATTCCGCAGACCCGTCGGCGGAAATCTTTGGACCCTCGAGAGTTATCACTGCATCGGCGAGCACGAGGGACAGCTTGTTGCCCTTTGACGTCTCTATCCTCACACCAAGCGTCTTGAGGTTGCCATACTGTGCAATCGTCCCGCCGACGTATGCCTTTCCGTTGGTTCCGTTTATCGTCGGCATGCCTATCATGTCGAACAGCTTCTCGTTGTGGTCGACGGTCAGCTCAATCTCGACGAGCCCCTGTCGCTTGACGATCAGGTCGCCGTTTGCCACAGCCGTGCTGCCGTCAAATGAGCTCGTGCCCTGCCCGAGATACTGCACGATGTCAGCGTCGGGCGTGACCTCGTTTATTGTGAGCTCTTTGACGATGCCCTGTATCTCGTCGCCGCTAATCTGGTCGTAAAAGTCAGTCTCGATGTCCCAGTTCGCGGGAGCGTCGCCTATCTTAATCCCCTTCACGTTGTGCCCGTGAATCCTGTCAGGCAAAACAGTAGCCATTTACACCACCTCACCCTTTAACAAGCGCTTCCTTTATGCGAGTAGTAAGCCATGCATCGATGATAGCCTCGATGTTCTTCTCCACAGCCTCTGTGTAAGCATCCTTCACGAACCCGTGGTCTTCGGGTATGCGAATCCTGAACTTGTTGCCCCTATCGAGGTGCGGGGCTTTATCCTTTACCCACGCAGTAAGCGTAGCATCACGGCTACCCGCCGCGTGCCACATCCCGTTCTTCCGCTTCTTCGCCGTGCGGTGGTAGCCGCTTGCAAACTTCCACGCGTGCGGCGCATAGAACACAACACGGTTACCTTCGATTGCAACGTCCGAAGTCAGTCGCCCCGTCCACACCATGTCACGCGACAGGAATTCCTGCCGCACAGCCGACGCAACGACCTGTGCCAGCACCTCCTGTCCCCGCGGATCAGTCAGCGCGCTGACAATCTTGCCGACGGCTTCTTCGAGTATCTTGTCGAGGTCTGGCTCGACTTCTCGCCCGTCCACCGTCACGCGTATCTCGCTGATCACTCGACCACCTCAAAATCGACCCGCCACACGCGGTGGTAAAACTTCGTCGGCTTCGTCACCACGTCCCGCGTCATGTTCGTGCTGGTAATCCGCGTTATGTATATCCCGTGCTGCGTCCAGTCATACGCCCGCAGGAACTCAAACACCTCATCCGACAGCGCGTCGAAGTCGGCAAGCTTCCCGCGGTGCATCAGGTGTATCTCGATGCTCCCAGACACGTGCGACCGGCCCTCGCCAAAGCCCTCGACCGTCACGTCGAAGTCCACGTCCGCTGGCGCGACAATGATGAGCGGATACTCGGGAAACTCCTCCAGCGTCCACCCGTCGGGAAACTTTGCCCGTATCCACTCGGGGGGGTCACGGGGCGCGGGCGTCCCCTCGCTGCCCACGTGGCGGTCTTGAATCGTGAACCACTCACTATCGACGCTCGCCGCCGCCCTAAACGCATCTAAGAAGACCTTTGCAACGCTTGAATAGCTCACCACTTTGACCGCCCCGCGGCTGACTTCACGGACGCCTCGCGTCCTACTAAAATACCGTGCGATGGTGTTTTAACCCTTGCGGTGCATGTATTATGGGTGATGCTATGACCGAATACGACGTCGATGAAATGGAATACTACTTGCAGAAGAAGGCCGCTGCAGCGGCCAACAAGTTCCGCCGCGAGATAAACAAAATCCTCGACAGCATCGATAACCCAGATCTCGTGCACCTCGACTACACGCTCGTCGTGACCGTTGCAGCGGACGAAATCTCTGCTAAGCAGATATCCGACCGCTTTATATGGCAGGCAGAGTGGGAGAAGAAGCACGAGGAGGAAGAAGACACAGAGCCAGAAATTGCCGTTGCGCCAAAGGCTCCGCATATGTATGGTTAATCAAAAATGTTTTAACCATTTTGGTCATACATATATTTGCCGATGAGGGTAAGGCCGCGGGCTGAGCCGCCACGTTGTGGCAAAGGGCGAGGAGGCCTGCGGGGCCAAGGCAACCGAGCGGCATCCGTATGGGCAAAGGTTAAAAAGATTTCGGTGCATATCGTATTGCACCGTGGTGGTACCTCCAACCATGTGGTCCGAGTCGGGGCGGCGGAAATGCCGCCCACCTTTCATGCTGCCCGCAGCAGAGCATATCCGAAAATGTGGTCACCCCAGAATGCGGGCGAGAGGCCACGCAAGGCAAGCAAGGCAGAAAGGGCGGCCCGTTGCGGTCGCCCGTCTCTATTTCTTTTCGCCGTGCGGCGGGCTATCTTTAAACCGTTAAGCATCGTAAAGGGGTTTAAGATACTTAAAGATTTTAAGATTCGGGCTCGCGGTCGCTCAGCAGGTCGCGGCCCGTGATGTTTCTGTAAACCTCGCCCAGGCGCCCATAGTCGACGAGGCGCAGTTCAAAGGTCCATATTGCGATGTTTTTTTTAGTAGCACCAAGTCTGTTCTTTGCTGTGCCAGCGAGCTCTTGCAAGAATTCGTCCAGCGCGTCTGATTCCACGAAATATTTGCCGCTTTTCGTCGCAACGATGTAGCCCTCGTCGTACACAGCGGGGTTACGTGCCGATAGGTCTAGTGGTCTCCACTTCCGCGTGCAAGTACGCATTGGAAAAAGAAGAAAGAAAATGTTTAAAAAGCAATCACTCGCTGAGGCCGACAGCCACAGCGGCTGCAAAGAAGATTACACCCAGCACTGGTGCCGTGATGGAGCTAAGCACAGCGTGCCCCGCTGCGCCGACAACGTATCCGAGGGCGCCGAAAGCGACGCCGTATGCCGTAGCGGGTATAATCTTCTTACTCATTCCCATGTCTACACCTCCACAAAAACTTTGTTTGTCTTCGTCTGGCTCATCGTGTGTGAGAAGTTGGGGCAGCACTCACCAGACCTCACCCCGTTTCGGGATGAGTGTGTAGAGACGCCTCGCCTCTTTGACGAGGTCGTTTATGATGTCCTGCGGCAGCGTGCTCGGCCGCACATCACCCGCAGAATACTGCGCATAGACGGAGTTCTTGAACAGTGCGTTGCGGCCCTGAGGCGTGTCCGCGAGTTCGAGCAGGGTCAGAACGATACACAGCTGTTTGGCGATGTTGCGGTCACGCTCGTCCGTGATGCCGTATGTGTATTCGACGTGTATCTTTTTGTCCACGCCGAAGTTTGAAATCGGGCTGTCGGGCGTGAGATAAATCCTGTTGTCACGCCAGCGCAGCGTATTCGGGTCGATATCCTGCCCGTCCACGGTGAGCCGCGTGACAGAAATGATTGGCGCGTGCGAGACCTCTATCCAGTCCTGCAATTCGTATGTGTGCGTGA